GAGTATCCGGGCAGGACGCCACCTGACGCGTAACCGCCAATCGTGGGTGCCTCGGGAAGACGAAGATCGAGGGAGAGTTTCTCCATCATTCCGTTTACGAGTTTCCGCAAACCGTTATTGTAGACGGTGCCGATAACGAAGTTAACGGGCTTGGCAGCAGCTTCTTTGATTTTGTCCCACGCCGTCCTAACACCGTCTTTCATGGTGTTAGCAGCGGCCACGACCCTGTCCCAGGCGCTTGTAATTGCGGGAACAAGCGTGTTAGCAATCCAATCTTTAACGATTTGGATTTCACCTTTTAGAATGTTCCACGCGGAGACGACCATGTTTTTCAGCCAGCTGGTCCACGAAACAACAGTGTTCCAGGCGGCGCTGATCGTGGTGGCTGCCCCTTGAATTATGGCGACGCCCATGGTGACCGCGGCGATGATGGACGCGAATACAAACGCGATGATTCCGCCCAGAATTTTCGCGCCCGTAGAGATTATTTCCCAGGCCACACTAATAACGGGTGCAGCATAGGTTTGAATCCAATTCACCACCGGCTGCATAACGGCCCAAATACCATTCCATGTCGCCGATAGAGAGCCCCACATAATAGACGCCGTGTCTTTAATAGCGTTAAACGCGCCGACCACCCACGGCCACGCAATATTGTAAATCCAATCAACGACGGGCTGAATAGTGGCCCAAATACCGTTCCACGCCGCTGATATGGTGCCCCAAAGAGCGGAGGCGGTGTCTTTGATCGTGTTGAACGTATCTACGACCCACGGCCAAGCCGTGTAATAGATCCATTCGACCACGGGCTGCATAGCCGCCTGAATAGAGGTCCACGCGGCCTGAACCGTGCCCCAAAGCGAGGACGCCGCATCCTTGATTGTATTGAATGTGTCGACTACCCATGGCCACGCCGTGTAGTAAATCCATTCAACTACCGGCTGCATAGCTGTCTGAATTGCAGCCCACGCGTTCTGAATATCAGACCACATGTTAGTGGCAGTGTCTTTAATCGCATTGAATGCGCCGACCACCCAAGGCCAGACCGTATTGTAAATCCAATCTGCAACGGGCTGAATTGCGGTTTGAATGGCGGTCCATGCGATCTGAATATCAGACCACATCATACTGGCAGTGTCTTTAATGGCGTTGAACGCACCGACCACCATAGGCCAAATATCATTGTAAATTTGTGTGGCGACGGGCATGATTGCTGCCCAAATAGCGTCCCACGCCCACTGAATCGTGGACCAGAGTGCGCTCACGCCCCAGCTGATAGCATCCCACGCTGTAGTGAGATACAGGGCGGCGACATTGACGATCCAGTCGACGACAGGGCGAATTATGTCGCTGATCCCTTGCCATGCGGCGACCATTCCGTTCCAGACGATCATTGCGCCCGCAGAAATGCCATCCCAGGCAGCCTGCAGGTTGGGCCACGCAGTATTCACGATCCAGTCGACGACGGCTTGAATGACGGGCTGAATTCCCTGCCATACGCTGACGATGCCGTTCCATACCCATTGGGCGCCGGCGACGATTCCGTCCCATGCCGCCTGAAGTGCAGGCCACGCGGTGCCGACTATCCAATCAATGACCGCTTGAATGACAGGTTGCATTCCTTGCCAGACGGATACCATGACGCCCCACATCCACTGGGCGCCTGCCACAATCCCGTCCCAAGCGACCTGCATGAGAGGCCACACGTTAGCGGCGAACCAATCGGCCACAGCGCCGGCGGCCGTTTTGATTGCTTCCCAACAAGAAATAACAACGTTGCGGAATGTTTCGGAGTTCTGCCATGCCACAATAATTGCCGCGACCAATGCTGCGATAGCGATCACAACGAGGCCGATCGGGTTAGCGTCCATTGCGGCGTTAAATGCCCACTGAGCCGCAGTCGAGGCGATTGTCGCGGTTTTGTGGAGGACCATCATTGCCGTGGCCCGCCCCCAAGCAACCGCTTGCATCGTAATCTGTGTCGTTGCACGCGCAATATTCGACAGGAATTCGCCGGCGTACATGAGGTTGAGCTGCGCGGTTTCAACCGTGTCTTTGATCTTCGCCACGGTCATTGCGTTAATGGCTGTGGTGACGCGCCCAATTACCCCGGAGACGCCATCCATGTCGTTCAACCATTGCTGCATTGAGGACAGGACCATGACGGCTTTCCAGGCCGTAAACGCAGCCGCAATACCATAAACCGCCACTTTACTATTGAGAATAGCGACGGTCAGATTTTCCATGAATTGGACGAGGCTGCTGTTCGCGATGGTGCTGAGAGCAGTAGCAATTCCGGGGACGAGTGTCCCGACAATGAATTTGCCGAGCTCGACGAAACTGTTGCGCACGTTGGTGATGTATGAGATGATTCCGGAGTCTTGGTCGAATCCGAAAATCGTCCCCGTGAAATCGCCGGTAAGGAGTAGGTCTTTGAGATTCTTCAGCGAGGGTACGAGTGTTTTGTTGATCCATTCCCCGGCGGCAGCGGCGGCGTCACGCATGCGGAAAAGAAAATCAACAAAGCTTGAATCTTCCTCGAACGAGAAGATCGGGCCCGTGAAATCACCCTTGCGGATAACGTTGAAAGCATTCGTAATACTGGGAATGAATGAATTGCTGACCCAGTTGAATACTTTCTCGAACCCCTTGCTCATGGCGTCAAGGGATGCGGTTATCCATGGGAGTGCTTTTTCGGCGATTTCCTGCGCCCCGGTCACGAGGGTTGCCTTGAAGTTCCCCCATGCGCCTTCGAGAGTTTTGGTGGATGTAGCGGCCTCAATGGCCACGTCCTCCATACCGAGATCGAGGATTGCTTGGTTGAATTCCTCGGCAGTAATCTCGCCCTTTTCCATGGCTTCCCGGAAATTACCGGTGTAGGCGCCATTCTTTTTCATGGCTTCCTGCAATTTGCCGGATGCGCCTGGAATGGCGTCGGAAAGTTGGTTCCAGTTCTCGGTGGTGAGTTTTCCGGCTCCCGCGGTCTGCGTCATGACGAGGCCGACCGTTTTGAATGTCTGCGCGTTTCCGCCCGCAACAGCGTTCAGGTTACCGGCGGCCTCGGCTAGCTTATCGTACCCTTTTACGCCGTTGGATGCGAGCTGCGCGGTGATTGACTGAATGTCGTCGAGCTCGTAAATTGTGCGGTCTGCGTAGGAGCGTGTGCTTTTTGTGAGCGCGTTGATTTCGTCCGCACTTTTACCGGCGAATGCGAGCGTTTGCTTGAATTTGATTGTGGCGTCGGCCGCGTTGAATGCTTCTTTTGCGACGCCGCCGAACGCGACTGCAATGCCGCCGATCGCAAGTCCTCCGAGTGCGGCGCCGGCGACTTTTGCTACCGATTTGAACGCCCCACCCAGGCCGGATGTGATCTTTCTTTCAGCCGGCCCAGTGTCGACATTGCCGATTTCGTTATTGATGTTTCGGGCGAGGCCTCGCACGGACGGGCTGATCTGAATCCATGCGGTCCCGAGATCATATCCGGCCATCGATACCTCTCCGAAATCATGTGTAGCGAAAATGGTCCACGCCAAACAAACCGTTTTTCGTGTTTGTCTTGGCGTGAACCATTTTACACTATCCGATAGAAACGCGGCTCAGTTACCGTATCGAGCGAGCCATTTCTCACCCTTGGCTTTTTGTGCCTTAGCATGCTTGCTCGATACCTTGGGGTTACCGGTTTCCCGGTATCCTTCAGCCGGCGGCTTCGGCGTTTCAGGCCATTTATCTTTCTTAACCCCGTTGACGGCCAGCAGCGTGGTCTGAATGTTGTGTGCTGACATTATTGTGGCGGCTACTTCGTCGGACCAGTATCTGTCTCCGCCTCGCGCCCTGTCAAATGTTGACCCTGGCGGGAGCCCGCCGATGAGCACCATTACCCGCCGTGGGGTTATTCTGCCTCGATATAGATCAAGAATATCGGTGTTGTAATATCGTTGCAGGTCGGCTTCTATCTCCCACCCATACTCACGGAGTAGTGGTGGGAGAATCGTCAGTTTCCCGCACCCACCTCGGACACGATTGACTGCATAAAATCGGTCACTACATCGATCGGGACACGCCCGTTCTCGTCCTCCAGAGCAGAGTAGACCTCATCCTTGTGGTCGCCTACGATAAGGCGGAAAAGCGGGAAAGGGTTGCCGGCGTCGAGGGCCTCGAATGCACGGAAGTCCTCCAGGGCCTCCGGAGGAATGTCAAATTCAATCCCCTTGTAGTCCACGTGGATCGGGTCGCGCGTGGCCTCGGCCTTGGCCAACCTGTCGGCCGGCGCCTTGGCGCCAGCGGCCTTTGCCTTGCTCTTCGTGGTCTTGTCAGACATAATGGGTTGTCCTCAAAATTGTTTTATAAAGGGTGGGTTGTGTTTGTTTTGGGTCTTCCCCGCTATTCCGCGACAACCCATCCGAAACACGGAATAGCGGGGAAGAATTGTTCGTCAGGCCGGGAAGAGTGCCTTGTGGTCGGAGTAGATGATGTAGTCGCCCAGCACGGAGAGGTTGTACTCGTATCCGGTGATCTCAGCCTGCTGGAAAGTGATCTCGCCGCGCTCACCGAGCTCCAGACGCGGGAAAACAATACGAATCTGCGCACCCACGCCAGACACGTCGAAGAAATCGGCGACACCGCAGAGGAGCTTGACCTTGCGGGAGGACTTCGCGGTGATCTTCACGCCCTTGGTGGCGCCGCCGTCCTCAATCTTCTCACTGGTGGCGTCCAGATACCATGAGAGAGGGGCGAGCTTGGTCTCCAGGAGGGTAGCACTGAAAGTGGTCTCCGAGGAGTCAAGGAACGTCTTGACAACGCCGTGACCCTGGTGGCCCTTAATCTTGGTGACGGAGTCGTCAGAGGTAAGCTTAAACCCATCCTCACTAATCCACCCGACGTTGGTGAGCTCGGTCACACCGGAAAGGTCCTGGGTAAGTGACGTAATCTTTTTGCCGAAATCGACTTCATAGTCGCCTAGCCAGAGCGCGTCGTTGTCAGACGAGAAAATGAGTGCATTGTCAGCGTTAACAGCCATTATTTTGTTTCACCTGTGTGCTGTAATTGTTAATGTTGCAGTCGCCCTCGCCTGAGACGTGTCCGGATCGGGCATTTCTATCGGATAGGATGATTGTACCATCACTATACCATCCTGATAGTTGGGCATAGTGTGTGCCACATTCACGGCCTCGCACGCAATCTTCATTGCCTCACCCGACGACTGCGCATAGGCGTCAATCGTCTCCAATGCTGTGCAGAGTGCTTTCTGCGTGACTCCGGTGCCACCGGTGGAGAGGACTCGAATGAATGCGGCGGGGCGGTCCGGATTTTCGGGCCTGCGGGCCACAATCGGCACGCTCATGTGCGTGGACAGGAAGTCCATGAGCCGTTTCTTTATGTCCGGCACCATGGGGGCGCGATCATATGTTGACGTCATTTCCCGCCCCCACCCATTGTGAGGCCGATCGCACGCTCCAACGTGTGCTCCCTCATTTGTTTACGCATTGCAGCAATGGTGCGTGCTCTAACATATCCGCGAGTACGATTTCCATGCGTCGTCTCGCCCTCGAACCCGCGCCCGGCAGCGTTGGCTACGCGCCCCGTCTCTAATGCTACGGTCCGAGCCACATCGGGACCGCGCAGAAGATCGGCGACACCGTCCCTGTTGAGCTGGAATTTTACTTTCGGCATTATTCGCTCACCTTGTCTTCATTGGCGCGAATCTGCACAACCATCCCCTTAGGGTACGGAGAAGGGCGGCCCTCAACACGGTATTCTATGCCGTCTACAATAAGATGATCTTCTGCGGTCACGTCGATTGTGGTATTCCGCCAGTAAAGGGCGGCGGGGACGGTGACGGGCATTGCCCCAGCACTGATCGGCTCAGTGGACGTGGCCGGCGCAAACACCGCGGGCGGCAGGGCAACATTTTCCCACTGTCCCGGCACGGGGTTACCGTACTGATCTTTACTGGCAGGACCTCGTCTACGCCGTGTGACAGGCACGTATCCGGACAGCATTACGGTTCCTGCCCGCTAATCGCGCTAATATCTTCGATCAGCTGATCGGTAGCGGATCGCACATCATAATCCTGCAGGAGGTCCACCTCGAACGCGCCACCAGAGCCCCCGAGAGCATCCTTTTCCTCACGCTTCAGGTAAAGGCCGCCCTCGGGATTCTGATACGTGAACTGGTCAGAGAACGGCCCTGTCGTGTGCGATTCTGACGCGATAATTCCGTGAGGTTCGGAGTAGATTCCGCCACCGCTATCTGTGACGCCGCCGATAGCATCTCCGCCCTGCATTGCACGACGCACTACAGCGCACGCCACACGCTTTCGCGTACGAGGGGTAGCGGACTCCCAGCGAGGACATTTCGACACAATGAGATCGGTCGCGTCAGCGAGAAGAACGTCGGCACGAATGCGCTCATTGTCCGAGAGCGCCCGCCACCTGGCCTCCAAATCTTCGACCGTGGCGAACGGGATAATGTCGTCAGGGATCATTTTGCCGTCTTTCTGGGGCGACCCCGTCCCCTACGAGGGGCAGGAGCCGGCGGGGCAGTACGAGAGGAGGAAGAGGAGAAAGTGGACTCGTCTGCCCCGCCGGCGTCATTATCCTCAGGGACGATTTCGGTGTATTCGTCTCCGAGCATTACATTGTGGTCGTCTGCGAGATGAATCACAATGTCGTAGTCTCGGTGCTTGTAGGATCGCATTTCCGGAATCGCCCCTGAGAAAAATTTTGTTTTGGATGGGTTGTGTTTTGTTTCTTTACGACGATTTTATCAAACGGCCTTGGTCTTAATCGTCGCGAACTTGTCCGGGAAAACATACCAAGCGTACAGAATCTCAAGACGAAGAGCAATCTGGTTCCGACGCTTCAGGTCGCCCTGACCGTCCGGGTCACCGAAACGAATAATCTCAAGCGGCAGAGAACGCTGAATTCCCCACCGAATACCGTCGACGAAGTCGCCGACAATACCCTCGACATTGGTGGCGGCGGTCGCCTCAGGCTTACCGGCAACAGTGTTCCCAGCGGCAGCGGGAAGGCCCATGAAGTTATCAATGTCGACGCCGAGGCCGATCTGCGGGTAACGCGGCGTACCCGAAGGGGAACCGTCGGCATTCTTAGTCTGGAGGCTGCCGAGCGCCCAAACCGCGGACGGGGCAAGCGCAAGCCCGGTGGGGGTGATCGGCTTGGCATTGTCGTTAATGAGCAGCCCGGCAGCCTGACGGATCACCTGGTCCATCTCCGTAGTGTCGATCTCGACACTCTTGGTGGTGGAGGTCAGGTAATTGGTCCACGCGTCAATAACAGTACCGGTCAGCGGGTTAACACGGTGGTAAAGACCAAGGTCGAGAGCGCGGGAAAGCGCCTCACTACCTTTCTGCGCAAGCTGATTGAGGACATCAAGCTGATAATCCTCATCGGCCCACTGCACCTCCTCGTTGAAACGCATAGTGACCTGAGCCTTGTGCGGCTTAGCGGTCACATAGCCGAACTCACCGGAGGTGAAGGCCTTCTCGGCGCCCTCGTCAACGAACTCGGCGCGCGGGAAATTATCAAAAGTGATAATGTCCACGTCGCCGAAAGTCATGGGGATTCCGCCGTTGAGCTTGGCGACGGTGGAGAGGGTCTGGGTGCGAGTGATGATCCCGTCGGCGATCTGCCGAGGCATGAGGATCTTCGCCTTGCCTGAATCAAACACGGCCATTATGGTTGTTTCCGTTTCTTTCTAGTGTTTTACTTTTTAGAATTGCGGTGGGCGTTTAGTCGCCGGCGAAAACGTTCCGAGCGAACTCCGCAAGATTACCGCTGTCGCTGTCGGG